AACTGTTATGCGTCAGTTATTAGATAATATGTATTTAACTAATAATAACAGAGTAGCTATTATGGATGGTATGGTCAACTTAGACGACCTACTAACATCAAGACCAGGTGGTGTGGTTAGAACTAAACAACCACCAAGTCAGGTAATGCTGCCAATGCAAAACCAAACAATTTCACAACAAGCATTTCCATTATTAGAATACTTAGATACAGTTAGAGAAACTAGAACTGGTGTTACAAGATATTCACAAGGGTTAGAAGCTGACAGTTTAAATAAAACTGCAACTGGTGTGAATACTTTAATGAGCCAATCTCAAATGAGAATGGAGCTTATTGCTAGAGTGTTTGCAGAAACAGGAATTAAAGATTTATTTAAAAGAATATTTGAGCTTACAGTTAAATATCAAAACAAAGAAAGAATTGTAGAATTAAATAATCAATTTGTACCAGTCAGTCCTACCGAATGGAAAAACAGATACAACATATCAATTACTGTTGGCTTAGGTGCTGGTTCTAAAGATCAACAAATAATGATGCTAAATAATATTTTACAAAAACAATTACAGGCTTTCCAATTACAAGGTAACAAAGAATATCCAATGGTTACTTTAAAAAATATTTATAATTCACTAGCAAAAATTATTGAAGAAGCTGGACTTAAAAATGTTGAAAATTATTTTGTTAATCCAGATCAAGGTAGAGAGTTAGTACAACCTAGTCCTCCACCTGAACCAACTCCAATTGAAAAAATTGAGTTCACTAGAATAGCATCTGAAGAAAAACGTAAAGTTGCAGAGCTAGAATTAGAAGCTAGAAAATTAAAAGCTGAAACAGCAGAAGCTATTTTAGGTTTTGAAACTAAAATTAAGGAAATGGAGCTAAAGTATAATACACAACTTGATGCAGCTAAAATAAAAGCAGATGCTGATATAGAAAAAATAGTTACAACAAATAGAAATAAAACTTTCCTTGCTGCACAACAATCATCAGACAGACTAGATCAACAAGTGAGTAATTTAGATGGACAACAGGGAACAGGACAAGCTCAACCAGGAATTGACCCAAGCGAACAAAGCTAAACAGCTTTTTGAAAACCCTTTATTAAAAGATAGCTTTGATAAATTAAGAAAATTATATTCAGAAAGTTTATTTAATACTGGTGCAATCGAAGCAGATGCCAGAGAAAAACTTTGGTTAGCTTACAATGTAGTTAACAAAGTAGAACAAAATTTATTAGAAATGATTGATACAGGGAAACTAGCTTCTAAGCAGTTAGAAGATTATAGAAAAAGTATCAAAAATAAAAAATTCTAATCATTAAGGTTAGGATAAGCCAACCTCATAAGAGGAGCTTAACTTACAAGGAAACACAATGTCAGATAATCAAGGCAATCCGTTACAAGGATCTGAAACTGATGTGCAAAAAGCACAAAAAGCAATTAATGGATTATTAAACCCATTAAATCCAAAAGAAGAAGAAGTAATAGGGCAACAAGAAGCTCCTACAGAAGAAAAACAACAAAATTCTCCTGAACCACAAAATGAGGAATCGGAAACCGATCAACCACAGGAACAGGAAATAAGCGAAGAAACTGAATCAGAAGAAGAAGAAGTTTCGGAGCAAGACGTATCTCAAGACGAAGAACAAATTGATACTCAAGAGAAACAAGATTCCACCTACAAGGTAAAAGTTGCTGGTCAAGAATTTGATGTTACCCTTGATGAGTTGAGAAATGGCTATTCAAGAGATGCTGATTACAGACGAAAGACTGAAGAACTTTCTTATGAAAGAAAGCAATTTCAATCTGAATCTGAAAAGCAAAGACAAGACTATTCTCAAAAGCTAAATGAGTTAAATCAAAGTTTGTCAATTGCACAGCAAGACCTAAACGCAGAAATTAATTCTGCTGATTTAGATAAGCTGTATGACGAAGATCCAACAGAAGCTGCAAGAGTTGAAAGACGATTGAAAAAAAAGCAAGAAGCTCTAAATCAATCTATGCAAAAAGCTCAAGCAGAACAAAAGCAACAATTTGAAACATTTTTGCAAGACCAACAGAAAAAATTAGTATCTAAGATGCCAGAATTTTCTGATCCTGTAAAAGCCTCAAGTTTAAAAGCTAATATGAAAAGTACATTAAACAATTATGGTTTTAACGACCAAGAAGTTGCTCAAGTGTACGATCATAGAATTGTTATGTTGGTGAATGATGCTATGAAGTATAGAAGTTTGCAAAATTCAAAACCGAATTTAGCAAAAAAGATTTCTAAACCAGGCAAAGTTCTTTCATCAGGTGTTAAGCAAGGCAAAACTGAAATAAATCAAAAAGCTAGAAAAGAAAAGTTAAGTCGTCTAAAAAAATCAGGTAGCATCAAAGATGCTCAAAATGTTTTTTTAGATATGATTAGTAAATAACAACTTAACACAAGGAAACAACTATGGCACAAGTTACGAATACTTATTCAACTTATGATAGTGTGGGTCAAAGGGAAGATTTATCAGATATTATCTATTCAATCTCTCCAACTGACACTCCATTTATGAGTTCAATAGGAAAAGAAAAAGCAACTGCTGTTCTTCATGAATGGCAAACTGATGCTCTTGCAGCAGCAGCAGCAGACAACTACCAAATAGAGGGTGATGAAATCGCATTTACAGCACCTACTGCTACAGTAAGATTAAATAACAGAACTCAAATTTCAAGAAAATCTGTTATCGTATCTGGAACACAAGATGCAGTTAATCTAGCTGGTAGAAACAATGAACTAGCTTACCAAATCTCTAAAAACTCTAAAGAGTTAAAAAGAGATATGGAAACTTCATTAACAGCTAACCAAGCTCCTGTAACAGGAAACGACACTACACCTAGAAGATTAGGTGGTATTGAGTGTTGGATCAAAACTAACACTTCAAAAGGTGGTGGTTCTGGTGCAGATCCTACAACTTCTGGTTCTAATGCTAGAACTGATGGAACTCAAAGAGCTTTCACTGAATCTCAACTTAAAGACGTTGTAAAAAAATGTTGGGATGAGGGTGGAGATCCAAGTATGGTTATGCTTGGTTCATTTAACAAACAAATCCTATCTGGCTTTACTGGTGGATCAACTAGATTTGACCCAGCTGAGAATAAAAGATTAGTAGCAGCAGTGGACATCTACGAAAGTGATTTCGGAGCATTAACTGTTGTACCTAACAGATTCTCAAGAAGCAGATCAGCTTATGTTATACAACCTGATATGTGGGGAGTAGGTTTCTTAAGAGACTTCCAACTGGTTGACTTAGCAAAATCTGGTGATGCAGAGAAAAAAGCTATGTTGTGCGAATACACACTTGTTTCTAAAAACGAAAAAGCAAGTGGTGGTGTGTTTGATTTAACAACTGCGTAATAATTAGAATTATAGGGGGAGCAATCCCCCTATAACTTATCAACAATTTTGTTTGGTCTTTGAAGATTTTTTAAAGTCGGAACGAAGCAATCAAAAAGGAAAATACAATGAGAACACTAAACGATTATTTTTTAACATCTGCTATACCTGATGTATCAACTGCATCTTCAACTTTTGTAGTTGTGCCAGATAAAGGTAGAATTGTTAAAATTTTTGCACATAACAAAGCAACTACTACAGGAACAGCAGCTATTACTTTTGAAATAGATGGTGTAGCTTGTACTACGGCTGCAATTAGTCATGTAGCAACAAGTTCTGCTGGAAAGCAATATGAAGTAGAACCATCAGCATTAAATGATGTAAATGAGGGTTCAGCTCTTGAAGTTATCACTGATGGTGGTTCATCAAATGCTTCTAAAATGGAAATTACTTACGTTATTAGAAGATAATTACAAAATTTGAGGGGATCTTGTCTAGCGATACTTCCCCTCAAGTACCAATCTTAAAAAAGGAAATACATTATGCCAATGGTCGGTAAGAAAAAATTTTCATACACAAAAAGTGGAATGAAAAAAGCGAAAGCATACGCAAAGAAAAAAAAGAAAAAAGTAAAATACAAAAAATAAAGGAAATAAATTATGAGTTTTAATTATGGATTAAGACATGGAACTGTACTAAAATTAACTTCAGGTAGTTCTTCATCTGCTTCAGCAGCATTTTCTACTGGTACAGAATATATAAGATTAGTAAGCACAATTGCTTGTCATATTCATGTAGCAAAATCTGCAACAGCAACAACAAGCACATCTTTACTACCAGCTAACGAAGTAGAAATTATAAAAGTTTCTCCAGGTGAACAAATAGCTGTATTAAGAATTGGTAGTTCTGATGGTGAGCTTTATGTTACTGAACTTAGTGCTTAATGGCTAAGCAAAAGTTTGTTCATTTTGTTCCAAGAGATAAGCCACCTAAATTAGGTAAGCACAAAAAAAATTTAAATAAATCTGAAAAAAGACAAATGAAACTTACAAGATATAAAGGTCAAGGTAGATAATGGCAAAAATAAGTGAAGAAAAAAATGGTTTAGTTACAGAAAACTTTTATGAATCAGAAAAAGGTGTGGTTCAAAAAAGATCAGTTAATCATCAACCAATTTTAGAACACAATAAAAAGCTATACACACACAATGATGGTTACTCACCAGACAAAGGTTTAAAAAGAGTAGCAACTATTCCATCAATTATTTTAGAAGTTTGGACTAAAGAATATTATAAAGACCAAAACAAAGGTAATTGGTTTGCATTACCAAAAGACGTACAACAAAAAATTTTAAGAGAAAAATTAAATAGTTCTGATTATAGATATTTTAGAACTGCACCAGGAAGATTTTAATGGCATTAACAAATTACTCAAATTTAAAAACATCAATAGCAAATTGGTTAAACAGATCAGATTTAACATCTGAGATTGCAGATGATTTTATTGTATTAGCTGAAGCTGATTTTAATTCAAAATTAAGAATTAGAAAGATGATAACGCAATCTACTTTTACTATAGATAGTGAAACTGAAAGTTTGCCAACAGGATTTCTTCAAGTAAGAGATATGTTTATTTTAAGTGGTGGAACTAAAAATGCTTTAAGATATGTAGCTCCAGGTCAAATGGATCAAATGATTGGTACTTCAGTTAGTGGAAAACCATCTGCTTATACAATTTTAGGAGATAATTTTAGATTTGCAAAAAAACCAGATGCTAGTTATTCAGGTGTAATAAATTATTATAAAAAATTTGATACTTTATCAAGCACCAACACATCAAATTATATTTTAACTGACCATCCAGCTATATATTTATATGGCTCTTTGTTTCATGCAGCTAACTTTTTAGGTGGATATAATCCACAACAAGTTCAAAGTTGGCAACAAATGTATGCAACAGCTATGGAAAGATTAGAACAAAACGATAGAGAAGATCAATTTAGTGGATCTCCTTTACAAGTAAGATCAGAAGATTCTGTAAGATCAGCATTTTCTAATAATTTTTCAATTTCAAATAATTAAAAAATATGCAATTACCTTTTGGCGAATGGTTGCCAGACCAACCAGATCATTTAAATCCAGGTGCAACTGTTGCAACTAATGTTTATCATGCACAGTCAAGCTACAAACCAGTAAAAGGTTTAGTTGCCTATAGTGGAACATCTAATGTAACACAAAATGCTAAAGGTGCTGGTAGTTTTAGAGATAATACAAATACAGTATTTACCTTTGTTGCTACACAAGAAACTATTTATCAATTATCATCAGGAACTTTTACTGAAATAGGTGCAAGAAATGTTAAGTTAGCAACAGCTAAAGCATCATGCACAATTACAGTTTCTGATTATGCAAATATCGGAGCTGGAAAAACTATTACTTTAAAAAAAAATGATGGTACAACTGTTGTCTTTA